TTATATTGATGGTGTACAGCAAGCCACGGTTGAATTAATCGAAGGTAATACCTATCGTTTCAATCAATCAGATATTTCAAATAGATTTCACAATTTAAAATTTTCAGAAACTTCAGATGGAACACACGGCGGTGGAAATGAATACACAACCGGTGTAACCACTAGTGGACAGCCAGGTGATGAAGGTGGTTCTTCCACTTACACACAAATTACTGTCGCCACTGGTGCTCCAACTTTATATTATTATTGTATAAATCACTCCGGAATGGGTGGACAAGCAAACACTCCTGCAGGCGATGCATGGAGCATAGGAACTTGGAGTACAAATTCTTGGGGTGCTCAAAACGCAGTTACAGTTTCACTCACAGGACTTTCTGCAACAACATCAGTTGGTGATGGCACAAACATGGGTGTGCCTCGAACTGGATGGGGTGGTAATCTTTGGGGTAAAAATGAGTGGAATGAACTAGCAGATAATACAGCAGAACTCACAGGCTTAGGATTAACTGCATCTTTAAATGCAGATGGATTATTATCTTTTCAATCAAATGGTTGGGGAAGAAATACTTGGAACTCAGAACCTTGGGGTGAGAGTGATAATCCTGTAGTAAGTTTAACTGGACTTGGTTTAACTTCATCTGTTGGTGATGGAACTAATATGGGTGTTCCTCAAACAGGATGGGGTGGTCGAACATATGGAGAAGGAGAATGGGGAGCAGTAAATGACCAAGGTGTAGAATTAACAGGTCTATCAATGACAGCTTCCGTTGGAAGTTTAGAAGAAGTTTATAATGAAACTGGTTGGGGCCGTGACGGTTGGGGTGAAGAAGCTTGGGGTGAATCAAATGATGCTCATGCAGAATTAACAGGTTTTGGATTAGAAGCTAGTTTAGGTAACAATACTTGGGGTGCAAAAGGTTGGGGTAATAACTCTTGGAATTTATTTGCACTAGATGATGTTGCAAGTGCAATAGGAATAACAGGAAATTCTTCAACATCTTCTCTTGGTTCGTTAGATTTTGTAATAAGTCCAACTGCAGCTTTAACTGGAATATCAATGACTGCTTCATTAGGAACTGTTGATGCAGATGATGTTCAAGTGCCAACTGGTCAATCCGCAACTTCTTCTGTAGGATCAGTGGTTATAGAAACAGCTTATGATGTAACTGGTGTTTCTGCTACGATATCTTTAGGATCTACAGACGAAACATCAAATCCTATAATAACACCAACCGGACAATCAATGACTTCCAGCGTAGGTTCTTTAGCACCTGCTGATATTATGGGCTTGACTGGGGTGTCCGCAACGTTTAATATAGGCACAACAACAATTACGTCAAATTTAAATTTGACGTTAACTGGACAATCAGTAACATCAAATGTAGCTGGTTTTGGCACTGCTTCAGGATTTGGAATTCAAGCTTATTCTGATGTTGACACAGGTTCAAATACTAGTTATACAGATGTTGCGTAAGCAAAATTAGGAGTTAAATTATGGCATCAACATATACACCTCTCGGTATAGAACTTCAGGCAACTGGTGAAAATGCGGGTACATGGGGTACAAAGACAAATACAAATTTACAAATTTTTGAACAAATAGTCGGTGGGTTTACACAGCAATCAATAGCAGGTGGAGCACAGACTACAACTTTATCTGTTTCTGATGGATCAACTGGTGCAGTTTTATCTCACAGAATGATTGAGTTCACAGGTACGATTACAGGAAATCAAGTCGTAACAATTCCTTTAGATGTTCAAACTTTTTATTATTTAAGAAATTCAACATCAGGTGCTTACACAGTACAATTTAAATATGTGTCTGGATCAGGTGATTCTTTCACTTTCTCTGCAACAAACAAAGGTGATGCCGTTGTTTTTGCTACTGCGAGTGATGGAACAAATCCTAACATTCTTACATTACCAGCTGGTGATGTAACTACGGGTGGGACACAAACTTTAACAAATAAAACATTAACAGCTCCAAAATTTGCAGACGCAGGTTTTATTGCAGATGCTAATGGAAACGAACAACTTATCTTTCAAACAACATCATCAGCAGTAAACCAAATTGATGTAACTAATGCAGCAACAGGTAATGCCCCTTCATTAACGGCAACTGGTGGAGACACAAACATCAGTTTAAATTTAGCTGGAAAAGGAACAGGTTCTGTAACAGTAGGTGGATCTGCAGCTAAAGTTGCAGGTAAAGAAACTATTTGGGTTCCTGCAGTAGCTATGTACCCTAACACTACAAATGGTGCAGAAGCTGGACAAGTTGAATTATCAAATGGACCTGAAATTAAAACTTTAGATTTTGACAAAGACTCTGATGAGAATGCTCAGTTCGCTGTTGCTTTTCCAAAATCTTGGAATGAAGGCACAATAACTTTTCAAGCATTCTTTACAGCAGACTCAACAAACACGGGAACTGTATCTTGGGACTTAGCAGGAGTTGCAATCGCAGATAATGATTCTTGTAATACTGCTTTCGGAACAGCGGTTGCACCGACAGCAAAAGCACACAGTGGTACAGCAAATGATTTAGACGTTACAGCAGAAAGTGGAGCAGTTACTATAGCTGGATCACCTAGTACAGATGAACAGGTATTCTTTCAAATAACAAGAGACGTATCAGACGACTCTTTAACTGCAGATGCCAAACTATTAGGAATCAAATTATTCTTCACTACAGACGCTGCTAACGACGCATAAGGAGAATAAATGGCAGGATTTGGATATACAATTCTAGGTTTTGGATCTGGAGGAGAAGCAAAAGTAGAGTTTGACTACTTAATCGTAGCAGGTGGTGGCGGTCTTTCAACTGGCCCAGCATGTGGCGGTGGAGGAGCAGGCGGACTTCTAACAGCAACCGGAAATAAAATAGCAAAAGGAACACAACTAACAGTAACTGTTGGATCTGGAGGAACAAGTTCATCTCCAAACAGAGTCGGCGGTGACTCTTCTGTTATTGGAGGAGATTTTTCCATTACAACAAACGGTGGTGGAAATGGTAATGCTTTAACAGGTGACGCTGCTGACGGTGGATCCGGCGGCGGTGGCGGCGGTGCATATCGTTTTAACAGTGGTACAAACACACCTGCAGGTGAAGGTGGATCAGGAAATACACCCGCTACAACTCCTTCTCAAGGAAATGATGGTGGCGATGGTAGTCCATCATTTTTCTCACAAGGACAACCAACTGGACCAGCTGGTGGTGGCGGTGGCGGCGCTGGAGCTGTCGGGCAAACTGCGCCAGATTCTGTTGGTGGCCAAGGTGGTGACGGAGTTCAATCCGCAATAACTGGAACAGCAACTTATTACGCTGGTGGCGGCGGTGGAGCCGGAAACACTCGTGGGCAGGGTGGCCAAGGTGGGGGCGGCCAAGGAGCACCAAATACTGGTGGAACAGGCGCTGCAACTGGGCAATCAAATACAGGCGGTGGAGCTGGGGGCGGAAGCACCCCTCAATCTGGTGGATCAGGTGTGGTTATATTAAGAATTGCAGCCGGAGATTACACAGGCACAACAACAGGTTCACCTACAGTAACTGATGATGGAGATTTTAAAGTAGTAAAATTCACAGGTAGTGGATCAATAGAAATGTAATTATGGCACACTTTGCAAAATTAAATGATCAGAATAAAGTTGTTCAAGTTGTAGTTGTTCATAACGACGTAGCAACTGATGAGGCTACTGGTGTTGCTTTTTTAAGAGATCTTTACAAGGAACCAGACGCTGTTTGGAAACAAACATCATATAATACACAAAGAGGAGTTCATCTATTAGGTGGGACACCTCTTAGAAAAAATTTTGCAGGCATAGATATGAATTATGATGAAAGCAGAGATGCTTTTGTTCCCGATCAACCTTTTCCTTCTTGGACTTTAAATGAAGAGACTTGTGTATGGGAAGCTCCTGTACCTTACAAAGATCCAGAAGCTTTACACCCAATAGACTTTTGGGATGAAGACGCTTACCAAGCTGATACAAATGATCCTAAGACTGCAGGTTGGACAGACTCAGAGTAATACACTATTGACTATTTAATACAGCTGGTATAATTAGCTATATATGAAAGACAAAATTACAGAGGCCAGTGTTCTGGAATTATTTCCCCAAATTGTTTCTATGTACAAAGTTGAAACAAATTTTAATTCTAAGCAACTTACACTTATTAAAAAATATTCAGAAGACTGCTATAAGAATGATGGTAATACTACAAGTACAAACAATTTTATCTTAAATTTATCTGCGTTTAAAACTTTAAAAAAACAATTATTAAAAAGAGTTGAATTTCATTGTTATGAAATTTTAAAAATTAATAAAAAAATAAAAGTGTATATTACACAATCTTGGTTAAATTATACCCAACAAAATCAATTTCATCACATGCATTCTCACCCTAACAGTTATTTGTCAGGTGTTTATTATATTAGTTGTGATGATGACACTATTAGTTTTTGGGATTTTAATTACAAACAAATAGACCCTATTGTTGAAAAACAAAATAGATATAACTCTTCACGATGGAATCAACCCACTAATACTCACGATCTTTTTTTATTTAGTTCTGCTTTAAAACACTCTGTTAATTTAAAACAGAATAATGCTACACGAATAAGTTTAGCTTTTAATGTATTTTTAAAAGGAGAAATAGGAAAGGCAAGAAATTTAACCTATCTTAAAGTATGAACTACCAAGTAATATATAGTGGACCTTTATTGTTTAAAGTAAAGATTAATCCGGAAGATATTAAAAATATTAAAAAACTATTTGTAAAAAATAAAAAATTTAGCCACAATAAAAATTTAGCTAGTCTTATAGCTCATACATATAAAATTAATGATTTAAATTCTTTCTATGAAGTATTAACACCTTATCTTAACGCTTTTAAAATTGCTTATAGACAATGGTATAATAAAGAAGCAAGACAAGTTGATATTATTCAAGCGTGGGTAAATTTTATGAAAGCTGGAGAAGCTAATCCTCCTCACATACATAATCAATGTAATTTTTCTTCTGTGTTATATACAGATATACCTAAAGGTTTAATAAAAGAAAATAAAACTTATACAAACAATGGGACAAAACCTGGTGATATTGATTTTAATTTATACCCTTATGTACCAGATTTTATAGCTCAATATAGTTGTCTACCAGAAGTTGGAGATTTTTTTATTTTTCCATCAAAACTAGTTCATTCTGTTAATCCATTTAAAAGTAAAGGAATTCGTGTTAGTGTAGCCACTAATTTTAGAGTACATTCTAAAGAAAATGAATAAAGATATTAAACATTACATAGCATACTATCCTAATTTTTTTGACAAAAAAATTTGTAACAAAACAATAAAAGAATTAAAAAAACAAAAATTTTTTAAACACCAATTTTATAGTGCAACTAAAAATGCTTCTTTTCATCTTTCCGGTGAGGAAGAGTTATCTGTCGCTTATGTGGAGAGCATGGAAAAACTTCCAAGTACACATAAATTTATTCAAGATAAATTGTGGTACGCAATAAAAGCGTATATTGAACAACATAATTTTTCTTGGTTTGGTGATTGGTCAGGTTACTCAGCTATAAGATATAATAAGTATGATAAAAAAACTAGAATGCATTCACATTGTGATCACATACATTCTTTGTTTGATGGAGAAAGAAAAGGTATACCAACACTATCAATTATTGGTTGTTTGAATGATAACTATGAAGGAGGAGATTTAGTTTTTTTCACAGACACACCTATAAAAATGAAAGCAGGAAGTTTACTTATCTTTCCGTCTAACTTTTTATACCCACATGAAGTTAAGTTAATTACGAAAGGAACAAGATATTCTTTTGTATCTTGGGTATGGTAAATGTCTAATAGACCTTTTTATTGGTATTGGCACAACATGTTAAACTTAAAACAAGTTAAACAACTTAATAAATTTATAGAGAGAAATTACAAAGAAGATGAAAATGAAAACCTAGGTGCAATAGGACCTAATGGAGAAAAATTAAAGAACTTAAAAACAAAAATTATAAATTATGAAAAAGTAAAAAAACATATTCATCACATAGTAGAAAGTGTATTTTTAATTAACAGAGATCAATTTGGTTTTGATCTTTATAATTATAGTGATCAAAATGGCACTCATTACAACGTCTATGATTCTAAAACTCAAGATAATTATGATTGGCATATTGATAGATCTTTATTCCCTTATACAGACATGAAACTTACTGTAATAATTAATTTATCAGAAAAGTTATTTGAAGGAGGTGACTTGTTTATACAACAAACTGAAATCGTAGGTGTTCCAGAACTAAGACAGATAGGAACTGTAATTGCATTTCCTTCGTATGTTAGACACAAAGTCACTCCGGTAACAAAAGGTGTAAGAAAAAATTTAGTATTGTTTTTTAACGGACCAAATTTTAAATGAAAAATAAAGTTGAAATAGTTGATAATTATTTATCTAAAGAAAATTTTAAAATTATAGAAGAAATTACAGGCTCTTCTAATTTTGCTTGGTTCTATTGTCCGCATGTAGCTACCATAAGAGATACACATGGTTTTTATTTTGCTCATACTTTCTTTGACAAGAATCAAATATTTAGTTCTCACTTCAAGGATATATCTTTTCTTTGGAAACCTTTAAATGCTAGAGCGTTACTAAGAGTTAAAGCTAATCTGTACACAAGCACAAATAAATTAATAGTTCATAATCCTCACAAAGACTATCCTTTTGAAAATCAAGGTATGGTTTATTCTATAAATGATTGTGATGGTTATACATTTATAAACAATAAAAAATATGCTAGTAAAAAAAATAGAGCTATATTTTTTGAAGCAGGAGAGTATCATAGTAGTACGACTTGCACAGATACAGAGGTAAGAAGAAACATTAATATTAATTATATAAAATGAGCGATAAATACAATTTTAATATATTCCCTTTATTTAGTGATGTGGTTACAACCACCACATTAAAATGTGATGATAAAAAAATATTAAAATCTTTAAAAAAATTAAAGTATGTTAAAAGAGAAGGATCAATCTCAAAAGAGGTAAATTGTCTTATTAGTAAAAACTATAATGTTTTAGATTCATTACCTATATTAAAAGGGGAGATTCATAAAGGATTAAAACTTTACATTAAAGGTTTGATGAAACAAGACACAGGATTTAAAATAACAACTTCTTGGGCCACTCAAACAAAACCAAAGGCTTATTCAAATATTCATCAACATGCAAACTCTTGGCTAAGCGCTGTTTATTATCCTGAAGGAGATGTTAATTATAAGATAAGATTTCACTGTCCAAAACCTCAACTATGGTTGGATCATTGTAATGAGTATAATATATACAACTCAAAAACTTATGATATAAAAGCTGATAAAAATATGTTGGTAATTTTTCCTAGCATATTAGCTCATGAAATTTTAACTAATACTTCTAAAAAAATTAGATATTCATTAGCCTTAAATGTTATTCCTCAAGGTAGAATATACGAAGACACAGACAGTGAGCTGATTATATAATTTGAGTATTGTTAAAAGATTTTCCAAATATTTAGACGCGATAGAATATCCAAAGAAAAAGTCTTCTTGGAATATTGCAGGTATTATTAAAGGCCAAAACGCTTTTCATAAATTTGATGTTAGAAATATGTTTGAATTACCTAAAGAAGGGCTAGCGCAAAAAGGACGACTTGATTCAAAAGCAGACAAAATGGTTCTTGAGGGTGAAAAACAATGGCTTATTTTAGATCTAGAAGAGCTTCATGAATATATACGCAGAGAAAAGAAGCGAAAGGTCTATGTAAATGATTTGATCTCTGATTTAGAATGGACTATATTTTTAGCCAAAAATTAGTATAATGGTATATTATGGCATTACAAAAAGTACAATTCTTACCCGGCTTCAATAAACAAATTACAGACACTCAAGCAGAAGGTCAGTGGGTCGGAGGTGACAATGTTAGGTTTAGATATGGCACACCTGAAAAGATAGGTGGTTGGCAGCAACTAGGTAATAATAAACTAACAGGTTCAGCTAGAGCTATGCACCATATTGTAAATAGAAGTGGTCAAAAGTATTCTATCATTGGTACAAACAGAATCTTATACGCTTATTCAGGAGGTGTGTTTTATGATATACACCCTATCAGAGCTACAAACACACTTACTAGCGCTTTTACTACAACTAATGGATCAGCTGTAGTTACGATAACTTTCTCTTCTGGTCACAGTCTTGTGCCTGGAGACATAGTATTATTAGATAACTTTAGCACTATCACAGGATCTAATTTTGGAGCTTCAGATTTTGACGATAAAAAATTTATGGTGACTTCTACACCAACAAACGTAACGATAACAATTACAATGCCATCAAATGAAACTGGATCAGGCGCTACAACATCAGGCGGTATTAGAGTTCAATCTTACTATTCAGTTGGACCAGCAGAACAGTTACCAGGTTTTGGTTGGGGTTTAGCTTCTTACGGTGGTACAGTGGCCAACGCACTTACAACAACTTTAAATGGAGCGATCGATGCTTCTACAACAACTATTGTTTTAACAAGCGTTGTCAACTTTCCAACGACAGGTACAAATCACATACAGATAGGATCTGAAGAAATGTCTTACACAGGAATCTCAGGCAATACATTAACAGGCGTGACACGAGGGGCGAGAGGCACAACAGCAGCATCTCACTCTGATGGTGCAACAATTACAAACACATCTGATTT